AGCATCAAAAACGCGGGCTACGACGAGGTAGAATGAGTTCAGCCGTTTTCATCGACGACGGGGATGTTTCCTTTGAAGTCGGAATGGATTCAAACACCCATCCGATTAAGCTACCCCCTGGAAAATACGCGCGTGGCGAGAACATCGTCAACCGGGGAGGAATCGTCCAATGCCGGCCCGGCTACCGCTGCCTCACCGCTTTGCCGGAAGGCCGGTTGCAGGGCTTCGCAGTGTTCCGCCCGAAGATTGGGCCTGAGTTAAAACTTTTCGTCGTCGGCGGATTTCTCTATGTCTCAGAATTCCCGTTCTCGTCCGTCCGGCTTGTCCCGGACGTTTCATTCTCCTCATCGTCCCGGCAATGCTATTTCGCCCAGGTCGAGCAGAGCGTGGCGAGCAACCCGGACGGAAGCCTGTCGATTGTCTCCCCAAAGAATCTCCTCGTGATTCAAGACGGTGGGTTTACTCCCCCGGTGATTTATGACGGCACCCGCGCGGTTCATTCACGCGGCACGGGCGCTATCCCAATGGGCGGCCCGATGAAATGGGTTGGCGACAGGCTTTGGGTTGCGCGTGGTGCGGAACTCTACGCCTCCGATATCGACAATCCGACTTCCTTCATCGAGGACGTTTACCTCGCCACGGTGCGCGCGTTCGTGCTGCCCTCCGAAATCACGGCGCTTGCCCGAAACCCGACCGTCGAATTCGCACAGCTTATCGTCTTCACTGAAAATGAAACCTCACTCATTCAGGCCGGTATCCGGGACCGAACGCAGTGGCCCACGACGCCGAATATGCAGCAGGAAATTTTCCCGAACATCGGTTGCAAGGGCCAGCGGTCCGTTATCGACCAGCAGGGTATGTTGTGGTGGTTTTCTAGCTTTGGCCTAGTATCCCTGGACTCTGCCATGCACGCCAAGCTGACCTCGAAGCTCCCTTACCGGGATTCCGAGATGATGGAAAGCAAGGCGCGGCTCTCGGAGGACCTCTCGGGCGTTGCCGCCGGCACCTTCGAGAATTACATTCTGCTCAGTGTGCCCTATGGGGACCTCCTCAACCGGCACACTTGGGTCATGGACAATTCCGTTCGCCAGAATTTCACAGAGGATAGTCCGCCGACGTGGAACAGTTTTTGGACTGGCACCCGACCTGTGCAATGGATTAACGCGGAGATTCATGGCAAAGAACGGATGTTCTATATCTCGCATGATTACGACGGCGTGAATCGTCTTTGGGAAGCATTCACTCCCGACCGCGAGGACGAGAGCACCCCGATTTCATGGTGGTTCGAGACGCGCGGATATTTCGGCGCCCCAGAATTCATCCTTCGCCGGAAAACTTTCCGATATGCGGACATCTATCTCTCCGAGATGGCGGGCGAAGTGGACATCGCTGTTTTTTGGGCCGGGACCCGTCGCGGGAAATACAAGAAGATTTTCACCAAGCGGTATCGCGCGACCGAAGGTTGTTTCCGTCCTGACGCGAAAATCACGATGAATTCGAAAATCTTCGGGTTCAAAAAGCAGAGCCGAGTGGCCCGGACTCAGGATGCCAAGGACCTCTCCGTGAACGAAACGGAAAATTCCTGCCAGATTGAATCCCCGTGGCAAGAGTTCTTCGACGAGAGCTTTCAGTTGCTCGTTGCCGGCTCTGGCCCGTGTGCCGTGGATGCCGTGAAGCTGGTTTACGAGCCGCCGGTATCCCGCGACAATCTCCTGCGGACTGATACATGCGACAATGAGACAGAAGAGAACATCGTCCGTTTTGACGGTGCGGCGGCTGAATCCTCCGATGAAGCGGCAGCTTGGGCGGAACTCTCTCACGATGTTTTCGAGTTCGTCTCGACCCGCTCGACCTCTGTTAGCAATCAAGGTTTCACCGAGATTGGAATCGGAGAAGGCCGGAGCATCATTTCCCAGGACGACGCCGACAAGATTGCCCTCCGCCGGGCGGTCCGGCTTGCCTCGAACCGGCTTGAAGCCGACCTGCCGCGTGTGGTAAGCCTGGGGGAAGCTGCAAATGAATAACCTGAACGCTCTTCGACCCGTCACCCGGCGCGCGATTCCTCTTTTCTATATGAGCCCGGCGATTTGCGAATTGCCTATTCCTTTCACCGGCTCGGGCGCCTCCGTGGCGGCCAATCTCGACATTGAGCCGATTGCCCGGAAATCCGGTCCGGCCACGCTCGAAGCCATTGTCGTCGGTAATGAGGTTTCCCTCAACTGGTCTTCTCTCCCGTATGCTTTCGCCTGGGTTGTTTATCGTGCCACGAACCCGGCGGGACCTTTTACCCTTTTGACGGCCAATCTTCTTGTAACTTCTTACGTTGACGCGGGGCTGGCAGCCGGCACCTATTACTACAAGACAACGGCAATCGAGCCGGACTTCGGGGAAACTTTCCCAAGTCCCTTAGTGGAAGTCACCGTTTAAACATGCAACCGACTACCTTTATTTATGCCCTCTGTGAGCCGGGAACCCGGACGATTCGATATATCGGAAAGGCAGATTGTCCGACCCGACGACTTTTGCATCATTGGGCGCAATCTCGAAAAACAAAGACCTACCTTGGAAGTTGGATTCGTTCCCTGACCTCTCGCCCCGCTCTCATAATTTTAGCGGAAGTTCCTGTTTCCTGTTGGGCGAAGGAAGAATGTCGATATATTCGGGCGGGCAAATCTTTAGGTCTTCGCCTTGTGAATCTCTCAGAAGGAGGAGACGGGGCTTCGGGAGTAAAGCGTTCTCTGGAAACTTTAGAAAGAATGAGTGCGGCCCAGCGAGGAAAGCCTTGTCCCGCCAGAAGTCATCCCCATTCCGAAGAGACAAAAAGAAAAATTAGTCAAACTAAGATGGGCAGGCCGCACCCGCATCGGGGTCCCAAGAAAAAGTAAATTATGGCACTTTTCCAGACCAACCTTGTAGTCGTGGCCGCCCAACTGCCCCCTGATTTTGTGGGTTCGCCACAGACTTTTTTCGAGGCCCTCGTTGAGCGCATGTCTATCCAAAGCCCGGCGGGCACCAGTTTTTTCATCACGGGGGACTCAGAACCCTCCAGCAACGTCGGCCCGTGGTTGAATACAAATGGCAGTCCCGGCAAGTGGTATGTGTTTGATGTTTCCGTTGGTCGATACGTCCCTCTTGATATTTCGGATTCTGTCACCAAGCTCTTCGTTGTCGGTCCGAATACGCCGGGAACGCCGGGAGACTCAGACCCCACACTTTGGTTGAGAACTTTTGAAACGAGGGCTGTTTCTTGGTATGGATGGGACGGGGTGATTTGGCGTCCTTTGGTTAATGTCCCGCCATCCGGCGCGACCTCTGCACGTCCGACGAATCCCGTGGACCTCGAACAATTTTGGGATACCGACATCAATTCCCTGATTCATTGGGAGCGCGGTGCGTGGCGCACCGTTGGAGGCTCTCAGGGCGACGTTAAGTATGTCGTCCATTCTCTGCTCTCTGACGCGCTGAAATACAATCCCGGTTGGGAGTATCTCGCCAAGGACGACCAGAGCATTCGCGGACTTGTAATCGGCATCGCCTCGCAGGATGGCGGCAGCGGTCCCTCAGTCTTTGCGACGGATTCCGGCATTTCTCCCCGGTCGAGCGGCGATAAAGCCGGTCAAGAGTCGGTGGTTCTGACCTCTGCACAAATCGAGCAGCACACGCACTTAATCGGCCACGCGAAGGCCCTGAACTCGAATAATGATATTCAGCTTCATCGCGTCGGCAATGCCGAGACGGTGAAAATCCCGCCGGTCATTCCGCCGAACTACTTTGAAGTCCTGGGCGACGGCTCAACCAACGGAACACACAACGGCACCGCTGGAGACGGCCCCGCCGGGACAATGCTTATCACCAGCCGACAGCTTCAACTCACCGGCACGGACGGCCAGCCGAACTACACCGGAGTCGCCGAATCACACAACAACGTGCAACCCTCTGTTTGGTTATGGGCGCTCGTGAAACTCTAATCCGAGTCCAAGCCTTTGAGGGTTTCCTGCCATACGCGGAAGCGTATCGCGCCGAGCAACTGGCTCAGCCATTCTATGACATCCGATATTCGGATGGCGAACTCTACAAGCATGTCAATGTCCGTCCCCCACAAGAAATCGCCCCTCACCTTGAACGTCTTCTCGGAAAGAAAGTCACTCTCGACTATTGCCTCACGCGGTTGAACTACGCGGGCGAGATGCCGAATAACAGTGTTCACACTGACGACGCCTTTTCGTTCTTCGCTTACATTCTCTATTTGAACTTGCCGGAGCAATGCAAGGGCGGGACCGCTTTTTGGCGCCACAAGAAATACGGTTGGACCGAGATGCCGTCGCATAATGAAGTTCTCCGCACCGGCAAATCTCCGGCCCGTATCTACGCGCAACTTCGCGAGGACATGAACAACCTCGATGCCTGGGAACAGGTCCATCTCGAAGAGATGGCCTTTAACAAACTGATTTGTTTTCCGTGCAAGCAATGGCACAGCCGTTGGCCCTGGGCCGCCTTTGGGTCCGATAAGTCGGACGCTCGGTTGATTAACGTCGGATTTTTCTCTGTCGGATGATTACTCGATTACTAACGGCTCAAGAGATACCCCTCACTTTTGATGGCGGAAAAGCCTTTCTTGAAGAGGCCGGTTGGAAGGCGTTTAATCCAGGGGCATTTCAGAGATACTGGATTGCGGTTCTTGGCGAGGGCGTCGGAGAAATCAACGCCGTTCTGGACAACGGGAAAGTGGTGGCGGCGCTTGGGTGCGCC